TTCAATCACAGTATTAAGTTTTTCAACTGTTACCGGACTTTCACGAACTTCTTCAATAAATTTAGGCAGTTGTCCGCGATTAATTGGTCCGTAGAACCCTCCATGCAACATTTGATGGATTGTTTTAGATTGACCTTTAGATCTTATATATGCAAGGCGATTAAGAAGACTTTCAAACGTTTGTTGAAAATCACCTTCGCTCAACAACATTGCAGCAACTTCAACCCAAAGATTATTATCATTCAATTCTGAACGAAATTGTTCACGTTGTTTAGCAATCCAAACATTATTCATTAACGTAACTCATATGGGAAAAGGGGAAACACACCAGTAGATAAAGCATTCTTACTCAGTGTTAGCGTACCAGGAGTTCCATCTGTTACTGCAGATAATGTCGATCCTGGAGCAATAGGCCAACTACCTGGTGTAGCAGAACCTAAAAGATAGGGAGCGGTCCCAGGAAGAGAACCTGGAAGACCGAAGAATATATCTCCATTGACATAGTTATTTGCCATATGGGAAGTACCGGAACCATCACTAATAGATGTCACATTAGGACTACCCGAAGTGAAAGTACCGTATTCAAGAACAGATGGTATAACAGCTCCAGTTTTAATGATCACAAAAGCTCCTGAAGCTAATGTAGGATCAGGATTTATATTCTTTACAAAAGTACCAGCTGCATTTACCTTTAAGTTATTCTGTTGAATTGTAGTTATCGGCCAAGTAGATCCTACTTTAGCTCCAATATTAGTGACCACAAAGAGAGTTTTAGTAGCAATATGGTATAACATATCTCCTACTGCAAAGTTCTCCATGACATTAGCTGCAGTCTGAAGGGAATCATCCCAGCCAAAAGACATTTGATCATTTGAATAAGTAGGCCCTGAATTAAATGCACCTACCCCGAGAAAATTGATTTCTGGAGTAACATTTAGTCTCCAGCGTCTACCAAACGTATCTGTATAGTTTTTACCGCACTGTGTCATAGGTATTCTTGTTTGAATACCAATATTAGAATTAAAGAAATTGAATTCATCATCTAATATTTCTGTAGCAACACCTCCACTTATGGCTGTAAATGAAGAACCTTGAAAGTTTCTCACTTCTAAGAAATTACGCTGGTTTCCACTAAATCTAACATCACCAAACAACATTCCCCCACAATAATTAGTTGCTTGAATTAAAGCATTCGACGTATTGTTTAATACAGCACCGCTGAAGAATCCACCATTAATAAAAAGGTATCCTTTACCATCAATTAAATTAGCAATCCTAGAACCACCACTAAATTGACTTCCATTAAATGTAATAAATCCTGCTTGACCTGATGTTATATATGATCCAGGCAATTGAACTGAAGATTCTCCACTCTGAAAACCAAAGAGGCCTCCATTGAATGTAATTGTACTACCGAAGGCATTCGTAACAAAATTACCAATGCGTACTTGATTTTCAAAGTAAAGATTATTAATAAGCAAAGGTCCTGAAAAAGCTGTATTCTGAAAATCAAAAGACTGATAAGAATCTCCACCACCTACGTTGTCAATAGGCCCTACAATTTCCCCTGTACCAAAACTAAGATTTGTACCGGAAAATAGTGTATGGTATCTCGCCGAGTCTATGTTTCTAAATTCAACATTTCTAGATTGAGAGTTGTTAATAGAAACGCCATAAGCTCCTGCGTCCATAAAAACCCTATGGATCTTCATGAAATCACCTTGGTTTATATTAACTAAACCTGAAGCAATGTTAACTGAAAATCCTTCCATATCACAATCTTCAATTAGAATCTCCGTGCTTAAACTATACGCAGCACTATAATTTGCACTCAAACCCGTCCACGCAGGAAACGTGCGTGCTGGATAGTGTATAGTCGGTTGTGCCCCCGCGTAGGCATCTTGAACTATACATGCATATGGAGCCGTAGTAGCAATACCCCCTGAATTATTTCCTGTAGGATTTATATTAGGCGGAACCCAATCTAAAGGATCACTAGATAGAGCATTATTAAATCCTTGGGCAAACTGGGTATATATACGGCCTCTACCAATCATTGTAATGCCTTGTATAGAAGTAGATCTACTACCAGCAATACTAATCATCGGTCTATCAGTTTTAGTTGAGAATAAAGTCGTCCCTAAGATCGTACTACCTGGGCCACTCTCACCACCATATGGGGCACGTATATTTCCTTTTAAATGCAGTTCATAGAAGGCATTCCCCCACCCCAAGTTTAATGTATCCGAAATCAAATATTGCCCAGAAGGAAAATAAATATCCATAATGTTATTCTGCATAGCATAATCCAATGCATTTTGAATAGCCTTAGTATTATCCGTTCCTGTTAAAACTTCAGACCATGCAACTAAAGATATATTTGATGCAGTAACAATTGAATTTGATAATGTTATACTTGTATTAGGAACAAATGAAACTACCGTTGTTCCTGCTGGGATAACACCAGCATTTGCTATTGCAGCAGCAGCAAATGAATGCCAACTTACATTAGCAATATTCATCCCAACAACCAAATTTTGGGTACTTGCAGTGGTTAATGTTGTTGTGCCATTAGCAGTAGCTGTAATATAAGCTGCAGATTCTTTATAAATAGCATCTCCTACAACACCGAAATCGCCAACTTGAACTCCAGAACTAGTAGTAGAAATATTAATAGCATTAGAAAGATCAACTAATCTAACCGGAGAATTTAAAGTGGCAGGAGCAGGAAGATTAATAATCTGATTACTATTCATATCCAGATTAGATTGCATCGCATTAGGCGCAGTACCTTTTAAAGATACACAATCAGTAAACGCATTTTCAATTAAAGTGTTATTAGCATTCAGAGTAGATATAATAGAACTATTCTGAAGAGTATTGAATGTACCTAATGTAACTTGTTCAGCCATTATGCGGCTACTCCCTTAACAACATTAAAATTAAGAATAACAGCTTCAGATAAAGCACCCGCAGTAGTATTAACCAATTTAATAGCAAAAGAACCTGCTTGAACTGAGTGTGTATTAACCATATAAGCTCCTGCAGTTGCATTAACACTATTAATAGAAACTGATATAGTATCTGTAGCAGCAACAGTACTATTAGTGACAATAAAACTTACACCATTTATCGCAGCGGGTAATGATGCACCATTCATTGTAATTTGACCAGATAACGTATTAAGAGTAACTCCTGTAGATTTGTTAGTAGCTTGAGTTACAACACCGCCTGCACCTGTAGCATAACCTATTCCTGCTGTAGGAGAAGAGGATGTTATTTTACCTGTAGCCGCAAGTGAAGTTCCAGTAGCTACTCCGATTACGGGCGTCGTAAGAGTAGGAGAAATGGCCAGAACGACGCTACCAGTACCAGTAATAGCAGAAATGCCAGTACCATTAATTTTAAAAACATTACCTGTACCTGCTGTATCGTAAGTCTTATTAGTTAATGTATCTGTAGTAGCCTTACCAATAAGTGTATCAGTAGCGGCGGGAATAGTGAGAGTCCCAGAAGCAGTAACAGAAGCTTGAAGGATTGTGGTTCCACTAGACGAGCCTGAGTAAACCGTTGTACCAGTTACATTAGATGTCGTAACGGTAGAAGTAGTAGCCCCGATAGAAGTAAGCCCAGAAGGAGTAAGAGTCCAAGTAGCATCATAATCAGTACCGCTGTTCTTATGGAGAAGAGCATTAGTAGAGCCTCCCACAGGAAGAGTATTAACTGTAATAATCTGTCCATTAGTAACTACATCAGTAAGTCTCACAGGAGACAAAAGAGTAGATGGAGGTGGTAAGTTTAATACTTGAAATTTATTCATATCTAAATTGGACTGCATTGCATTAGGTTGTCCACCTGATAAAGATAGACAATCAATGAATGCAGTCTCAATGTTAGAACTATTAGAATTTACAATAGCGACAGCAGAGCTATCGTTCGCAAACGAGGATACAGTCCCTAAAGTAATATTCTCTGACATCTTAGGTGAACGGAGTTACCGGAGTACCCGTGCAAATCAGATTTGCTTCGGCAGACCAAAGAGCCGATGAAATATCGGTAAGATATATAATCGATCCAATCACACCACCTTTAGTCGAACCATTCAGAGTAATTGTAGTACCGGTGGCAATACTGAACGCATTAGGAGAAGTGCCTGCAGCAGTTCCCATAACAGCAACACCTGCAATCTTATCCGAACCTGCAGCAGTAATAGTCGCTGCCGTAGAAGCCACAGTCACAAAAACTGTATAAACATTTCCTGTTCCAGTTGCAGCAGGTAAAGTAATAGCACCAGTAGCATTGCTAAGATTAACAATAACTCCTGAATGCAATTCTGCAGTTAAAGTAAGAGCAGAACCAGAGTTAACTGTATTCGCTACAAGACTAGCTGAAGTTAAAGATATACCAGACCCTGGGGCATTAAAACCAGTTTTAACACTCTTAACTAAAAGAGTCTCACCACCTAAGTCAACATTTGTAGTCATTTAGTTTCCTTTCGTGAAAGAAGAGCCCTTACCGCTAGGCAAAGGCTCCTCAATCAATTAGATTTGAGTAGCGTCGTTAATAGAATACATCTGACGGTACTTAATCACGAGAGAGCTAAGTCCACCAGCCGTCGCCTGAGTAAACTGACCTCCCGACACAATGGCCGAGATGTAAGCATTATTCGGAAGACCACCTGGAAGAAAAGTTTCCGCCGGAGTAGTAAGCGAAAGAGAACCCTTATCAGTCGTCAAAAATGTTCCTGGAACAGGATAGTTAGTATCAATTGGCGTACCTGGAGAGGTAAGCAAATTAATCATAGTACCATCTGCAAAGAACGTCCAATGACGCCCAGCACTCAACTGACTATTTGCAATTGTAGTTGCACCAAGCAGTTGAACACCTGCACTAGTTCCACTTGGATTAGTCGTTTGGACCCAAGCTGCGGTGGCATTACTGCCAGCCACAGGAAGAGGAACAACGAGACCAATACCAGTTAAACCAGTACCAGAACCACCACCAGCAGACCAAGTGACAAAAGTCTCTAAGTCAATCTGACTGATATAAATCTGAGGGTTAACGAACGAAAGAACACTGCCTGATGCCGCAGTAACAGGAGCCGTAGGCTGAAGCGGGAAAAACGTGGTATAAGAAATAATACCAGTATTAGCCGCAGCAGTCTGAGAAGCTACCGTACCTTGGAAAGAAGAAGGCAGTGGGAGTGAATTTGCCTGTCCAACAGGAGTACCAAATGATGTGGCAGCCGGAGCGATAAACGCTTCGAGTATACGCCATGGACCATACATTTGATAATCGCCTGCTAATTCAGGGACAGCCTTAGTGGTGCCATACTGCAACCAGAGACCGTCATTATTAAGCCAATTACCAGCAACCATAATATATTCTCCTCTATTAGCTCGGAACAACCGAGGTGTTGGTGAGAACAGTGACCAGGTTTTCAGGCCGATACAACTTAAAGCCGAACTCAGCGATAGTCAGATATTCCTCTTGCTGAAGGTCTTTATTGAACTCCGAGTAGACAGTAGGCATCTGACGGAAGCCGCCGATGAAAGGCATTGTATCGCCAGGAGCCGCTGAGAAGAAGTAGTTAGCCACGCCGTTAGTAACGGAGCCAGCCACACCACCAGTAGTGATGGTTTCTGAGGCAATTCCAGGAAGATAGTTGGACTGATATATATCATAACCAAACAGATTGAAACGGAATTTAAAGCCCGTCACAGCCCCGTCACGAATCATATCTCCCCACATAGGTTGTGGAGAAAGTAAATTCACAGCGTTAGTTTGAGTCTGAATAGTATAGATCACCGATGGATCAAGAATTGCGCACTTACCGCTTAATGGAACGTTGGCTTTCGTTAATGCGAAATCAACTCGTGCGAAATCAGTGAGTGAAAATGCACCACTAGTACCGACGCCCACCCAGCGGTGATCGGCAGTATTAATGATGTTAGCGTTGCTTGCCGTTTGTCCTGCATTACCCTGTGCAAGAATGTTAGTCTCTACCGCTTCCATAATGGCGCGATGCTGCCTAGGAATAAAGGCAGCAATAACATCTTGTGAGTAAAAGCTATCTCTCTTAAACTTCTCAGAGATGGCATTCGCCGAATAGATATACTCATTGAACGAGAAGGTAAAATTACCAGTCGCCATAGAATTATATTTAATAGCCTGACCTTCAGTGAAGGGCGAGACTTCGGCTTCGCCGATAGACGGAATGTTAATCACATATCCATCTGGGAAGTCTTGAATGATACGGACAAACTTCATAGCATTCAGTTCATCGAGAAGAAGCTCTTTGATCGTTCGAGACCAAAGTTGCGTTCTAATCATAAACTGCTGGTTGAAATCATTAAAACCAGGCATATGATAGTTTCCTTATTAGTTATTGATTCTGATGAAAGTCACCATCTTCGAAGGCAGAGCCTAAAGCAATATGGTCGTCATGCATCTGAATTGCGATTTTTGGGTCAAGAAAGATACGTGGATTTGTCTTTTTCTGTTCTTGATAATATGACCAAGTACGCTTCTGTACAGCCGGTTTGAAGGTGTCACTTCTCCGTTGACTTACAGGCGGCGATTGGAACATATTAAGGGTATTAGATTTCTGTTCTAATTCAATCCCAAGAACTCTTGCGAGGGTCTTAGGGCTACGTTTAGCCAGAGCATTAACATCCTCTTCAGACAAGTCTAAATCATCTATCCGCGAACGAATGACATTGACGTAATTATCGCCAAGTCCTTCTTTAAGCATCTTCTGGGATTTCTTTAAATTCTCGTTTTCAATCTGAACTTTCTCTCTTTTAGAAAGAAGTTGTTCAAAACGTTTATCTAAACTATCTAAGTCAATGCTATTATCAGGCACATTCTTAATGACATTAAGGGTATCGTCATTGTTAGTTCGCTTTTGGTCCCCAATTCGGTCTACTAGGTCTACAAGCTTAGCCTGGGCATCATATTGAGCCTTAAGCTCAATATAACTATTTGCAAGTTCATCTTTCTGACGAACTATATCTTTAATATAAAGATCACCTAAGACTTTACTCTTAGCTAATTCTTTCTCATCTTTGAATTTTCTACCTTCTCCAACTAAGTCTTCAAAGTAATTCTTAGTCTCATCAAAGGCAGGTTCACTTTTATCATCTAACAAATTATCCATTTGGTCTTATCCCTATATTGTCTCTAGGTGGAGTTGTATCCGTGATTAAGGTCTTCACGATGTTAAACGCGGATCGAAGTCCATTATTAAAAGCCTGTCTATAAGCCCAATTAGGATTTTCAAATTGACTCAATCCTCTCTCAGAGATATCCATAGAACGCATACGTTCATCAACTAATTCTCCGAGACGATCTAATACGCTTTTTGAAGCGCTTAGTCTTCTTTCAAAGTCTTGTATATCTTGATCTGATTTAAGATTTCTGGTCCAATCTCTTATCATCATCTTTTATCCAACCTTTACCATGTCTTAACTCATACATAGATTGCTCTAAAATATCTAAACGTTGTGTCTGAAGAGCTAAGTCCATTATAACTTTATTTAATTGTTTGACATCAGTTTTCAACTCAACTATGTCTGAAGTAAATCTTAAATTGCTATACTCATTCTTCCAATAGAGACTAGCTCCAGTAAACACTATAGTTAAAACAGTCAGAACTGTACCTATGTTTATCGTCCATTCAAACATCACAAATTTACTGTCGCCTCAAAGCATTGTTAGGTGGAGGTATTGGAGGAGGTATAGGTCCCTGACCAGGCATAAGATCATGATCATCACCAATACCTGTAGCCGTACCTGCCTGCTGATGTGTCTGTTCCTCTAAAACTTGCATTAATTGCTGAGCCTCAGCTTGTTCAACCAAAGCAATGTCTTTAGTGACTAAATTATATTGTGAAATATCAAATACATTCTCTAAGAGTTTAGCGAACCTATAGCCAGAGAAATGGGGTTGAACCATAGGCCAGAGTTGACTTCCAGCTAAATTAGTCATATTCTGGACTAACTGTTGATATTCCGCGAAGTGTCGCGCCGCGACTGGGACGATACGTCCGACTCCCGTAATGTCTTCAACTGTAAGGTCCTGGAAAGTGGCAATCTTAAGGTCATCATCAAAGACCTTAATAGTAGTTGCACCAACCATATTGCGACGAGCAAGTTCAAGCATCGCGTTAAGAGCCGGTTCAATAATCTGCTCTTCAAACTGTCTAATCTTATTCTGAAAGAGTCGAGACGCAGCATTCTCTAAAGATTGAACTTCATACTTTGTTTTTTCACCGGGAGTCCTGAAACCCATAGCCTCACGAGGAGCACCGGCCATCTCCTCCATAAGTTTCTCAAGACGTTCAATCTTCATATCTGATTGAAAAATATTCACATCAGGTTGAACAATCTCTACATCACCTTCTTCTTCTAAGAAGATTTTTTCACCAGGCTGCCAAGTATAATCTTGAACGAAACCTTTAATCTTTTGAACAGGAAATGCAGTAAAATCCCATATATCCGCCCCCATATTCTCGACATGATCTAATCGATATTGCATACCAATCAAATTATCGAGAGGACCCATACCCCATAAATTCTCTTGCTTCTTACGCCAAGGAGAATGATATATAGGGGGATACCCGAAGAAAGACGGATTAGGTTTGTTATTAATCAGTTTATGGCGATCTACTACTGTTATTACGCGGTTTTCTTCAAATACATCGTTGACGTAATCATAGTAATCACCATAAAAAGTTAATATTTCTACAAAGTCACTGAGCAGATAAGCCCTAAAAGAACTAAAACCGTCAATGCTATAAAGGTGATCTCTTTGGATCCAATCACCTTGGAAAGTCCTGGCTCTAAACCGAATATCCTTAAGATAAGTATAAAGTTCTTGATATTCCACCCGATTGTCATCAGTAGTCATACTATGTAGTAATTTAGCTAATTCACCCATAGATATAATTGAACGTACAATCTTAGGTGATTGAATGAAATTTTCAGAAGTAGGATTCATGATCATATCTAATGGTGAAATACGTTTAATCACCGGACCGACATAACCTATCTGAGTTTTATCCTTAGTCTGCATGCGATTGTCTAACCAATCGACAGTTACAAACGCATTACCAAAGTCAATATAATCTAAGATTAGTTTATCAACTTCTACCTTAAACCAAGGCTGGTCTACTACCCATGCCATATAATTAGTGATAGCATCACGCTTCATGGCAGAATTAGAATCTTTTTCGTTAGCTTCCCAAATTAACCACTGCTTCTGCGGAAACATCGTCGCAGTATAATTAGCGTATAAATTATCACGTATCTGACAAAGCTTCGGTACAGTCGTCTTATTCTTCCAAGGAAGAATAGCATTCGTAGTTTGAGTCGTATCCGTAGCATAGACATATCGGCGAATCTCCTCCCAATCATTCTTCTTAATCTGACGTAAAGTATCCCACTGAACCCAACGTTCAGTAATCCGGACTGCAAGTTGATCAGGTTGTATTACATTTTCTAAACTAAGTACTTTACCGGTCAACCGGTTACCCCGCCGAATTTACTGTGATAATTATATACAGGTTGTTGTGCCTTAAGAAGAAGAAATGAATTCATAGGTTGGGTGACAAAGTCCACTGCAGAAGCAAGAGCATCTTTACAGTCATCATGAGAAGGATTTGCAAACATCAATTCTTCCTCTAATGTCTGACAATGCCCACCCATGTAATGCCACATTTGGTGATTCTGATAACGAGGTTCCAATATTGATAGAATGCGCTCCTCTTTGGAGCCCGCCCATTGTGGTGGCCTATACTCATCTACTGATAATCCTAAACCGAGAGGACGAATATAATTTTCTTTGAAATCTGCTACGAGTGTCTTTTGTCCACCGGAAACTTCAAAACGTACTTTTCTAAATCCCCATTTTTCGAAGAGCTTGATAATGTGTATGAAATAATCTGAGGGTCGCCCCGTCTTAAAGCGGTCAATTTCGAGAACATAATAATTCCCAAAACTATCGGCGCCAATAACCACAATAGCTGTATAATCAGAAGACTTTCCAGTAGTATAAGCAAAATCTACGGCCGCTGCGATGTTGAGTTTGTTCCTGTTACAATACCACTTGCCATCTTTGGAGAAGAGATGTGTCCGTTCGTAATACTGAAAACAAGATCTTGAGATGGGCGAAGAGTCCACGTCCCTGGGGTCGTTGTAGTATTGCGCCCGGAAGTGAATGGTGTTGAGGTATTTATTCCTTTTGTCTGCAAGTACTTTTGCATCAAAGCCGAACCACTTGCCATCTGATCTCTGTTGCCTGGGCCAGAGAAATTCACCTGTTCCGTCTCCGACGGATTCGACTGGAAATTCTTTACAGTCGAAGAGAGGTTTTGTGGAGATAAGGTTTCCTGTATCGTCATACTCATCAACGGTCCTTTCGAGTAATTTGGCGTATAAATCATTAGGATGATATCGTGTTCCTACAATC